CACTGTCGGCAGCAACATGCTTGAGATCGATGGGACAGAGGGCAAAGCCAAGCTCGATGTTGGCATCTCGAAGTTGGAACTGGACCAACTCATGGCAAGCCTCACCAGCGGTCCAAGTCATGTGAAGGCAGATGCAACAGGCGTTGAGATTTCAGGCGCACTTCTGAAGCTTGTCTTCTCGCAAATCAGCTTGCCGCCAGTAGTTACAACACAAAGTGGCGCTCCAATCAAAATCTCGGCAGCAGGCGTACCTGTCGTAACAAAAGCAGCATGGGACGGACTTCGAGCCGTTATCCAGCAGCAGGCAGCAGCATTTTCTGCTCCGCCACTGACGCCAGTCGGAACGGCCCTACAGGCTATCGCCGCTGCAATGGGCAGTCTTCCGCTTTCAACCAAGCTTGAGGCATGACAAATGGCATACGATCCGCTTACAGACGACGCTCCTCCGAAGATCTTCAGGAAGTTCACGTATCACTCTGATGGTTCAGATGTAGGTTCCGCAAAGGCCACACCTCGTCGTGACATCAAGAACCCGATCGCACTGTCGACGCCACTAGCAGTCTCAGAGAGGTTTGGTGCATTCGACATGCGAGAGACCATTCCTCAAGTCATCAACGACCAGTTGAAGATGATCCTATTGACGAACAAAGGTGAGCGTCCAGGGAATCACAAGTTCGGTGCCGATGTACGAGCAATCATCTTCGAGTCGAACCTGGATGACATTGAGGATACGCTTGCACGCTCTATCCAGGAGAACGTCACCGAATTCATGGGCTCCATCCGTCTTCTGGACATGTCCGTGTTCACATCAGATCAGATCACAGAACTCAATACGAACGAGGCCATGGTTCGAGTGAGCTTTGCGGCAGATGGTTTCAGCCTGACAAGCAAGGTCGAACTGGTCGTCTCGGCTACCTAATAGCTGAGAACACTTGTGTATGGAGACACGGCACATGAAGGTCAGGATTTCGAAGACGACTCTCCGAGAAGCAATCAGGGAAGTGCTGGAAGAGTCGTACGGCGAGCGTGAGATCTTCGCTGCCGCAGCAAGAGAAGACTCTGCTGCTGCTGTCGAGCAGTGCCTGAACATCCTCAGGAACTCTCATCGTATTGCCGAGAGAACAGCAGAGTCGCTGCTACGAACAGCTTCAGGAGACTGGGGCGTAGAGATGCTGCGAGATCTGACATACGATATTGGGGAAGCCATGGAAAAGTATGGAGTTAGAGATTGATGAAAGTACGAATTTCAAAGGAAGAACTGAGAGAGGTCATCAAGGAAGCTTTGCTTACAGAGCGATATATCGCAAAGTTCGATGCATCTATCTTTGCAGATGATATGCAATCGTTGAACTTTGCGATCAAGGATCTTGAGCATGAGTCGCCTCAGACCAGACGTGACGCTGCGTTTTCGGCAGTCGACAAAGTTCTCGGTCTTGTGAACGACTCTCACATGGTAGGCATAAGGGTTCTTGCTACCATCATGGGCGGAGAGAGCGAGGCAATTCCAAACGAATTCACCATCTTCCTAGATAAGCTTGAGGAGTTGGTTGACAGCACCAACGTCAGAATGGACCGAATTCGGCGTCCACTAGATTGGTAACCAAACAGTGGCAGTCAACAGAGTTTCATACCTGAACAAGGACTTCGATCAGTTCAAGAAGAACCTGATTCGTTATGCAAGGGACAACTTCCCCAATGCAAATCAAGACTTCAGCGAGGCATCTTCTGGAGGCATGCTGGTTGAACTCACCGCATACGCTGCGGACGTCCTGTCGTTCTACATCGACCACTCCTTCAATGAGCAGTTCATTGACTCGGCCGTCGAGACGACAAACGTACAGCGTAATGCACGGAGGTACGGCTACAAGCCAGAAGGCCCAAGTCCGGCCGTGGCACTCTGCCAGTTCGTCATCGAAGTACCATCGATCCAAAGCAGCGCCACAGAACAGTTCGAACCAGACCTTCGAGGAGCACCAGTCCTGATCCCAGGAACGGTCGTAGAGTCGAACTCAGGCATCCAGTTCAACCTCGTCAACACCATTGACTTCACATCTCTCGTTGGAGCATCTGTTGTCCAAGGTGCGCTTGATGGAGTCGGCCGTCCAACGAGCTTCAATGTCATCAAGAACGGCTTCGCTATCTCTGGCCAGACGAAGCGTATCAACATCGATGTTGGCAACTTTCAGCAGTTCAGAGAACTCACGCTTCCTGTTCGAGACGTGTCGCAGATCCTGAGCGTCACAGACAGCGATGGCCAGATCTACTACGAGGTCGACAACCTCTATCAGAACGTCATCTATCAGGCCGTCAACAACACAAACAGAACCACAGAGAATGATCCGGAAGATTTGCTCAAGCAGATCTACGTTCCTCGTAGGCTCACAAGAGAGTTCCAACTCGGAACAAGGTACACCAGGGTCACATTCGGCTCTGGAGACCCTGCTTCTTCCGACATAGACTCTGTGCCAAACCCTGGCAACTTCTCGACACCACTGTTTGGCAAGAGAACGTTCTCCAACTTCACAATTGACCCGAATCGCTTCACCCAGACTTCGACACTGGGAATTGGTCCGGCTAACACCACGCTGACATTCAGAGTGAGGTTTGGTGGAGGAAGCGGCCATAACGTTGCAGCCAGAATGATTCGCAAGATCCGCATCGTCAACCAGCAGACGCCACATCCCAATGAAGCGATCACTTCAGGTGGTCTGCGAGAAAGCATCCTTCGCACTCTTTCGGTCACGAACCCAGATCCTGCGGCTGGTGGAACAGATCCTCCCAGCATCGATGACGTTCGAGTGGCCGCCCCAGCATCCTTCGCAGCACAGGCGAGAACTGTCACGGCACCGGACTTCATTGCACGCATCCTCTCGATGCCACAGAACTTCGGCAACGTCTTCAGAGTATCATCGCAGCGTTCGAAGATCTCAAGAGGCACGATGGACATTCGTGTTGTCTCGAAGGACAAGGACAGCCGCCTTATCACAACGCCGACGACAGTGAAGAACAACATCGCACAGGCGCTGTCGCAAAACAGGATGCTCACGGACAACATTCAGATCCTCAACGCCGTCATCATCAACCTCGGAGTAGAGGTGTCGATTGTGAAGGCTGCTGGCAGGAATGCTGATGCTGTCAGAGTGAATGTCCTGAGAGCGCTGAAATCGTTCTTTGACGTGAACAACTTCTTCATCGGCCAGCATATTCTCGAAGACGAGATCAGGGCCATTGTGTTTGATGTGTCCGGAGTTGCAGCCGTCAACGAGATCAAGTTCAACAACATTCGTGGCACGAACGATGGCTACGAATACAGCACAAGCAGATTCGACGTTCCGCCACCGGCAGAGAGGCGTGGAATTCTTGAGTGTCCACAAGCAGGAATCTTCGAAGTGAGATTCCCAGAACGAAACCTGAAGGTAAGTATACGATGAAAGATCCACTGTTCCAGTTTGCAGAAGAACTCTACGAGCAAATGTCTCGTGCAGATAGGAAGGCCTTGAAGAAGGACTATAAGTTCCAGCAGTCCAAGTTGGAACAGGGAAAAATTCCTAGCTTTGAAGAGCTTTGGGATTCTTGCTTGAAATTTGAAGCTGCCGTCGCGCTCGAAGATGATGAAAGCAATGACCTTGAAGGAGATGAATGGGAGGAGTGGTTTAACACTGAGGCGAAGGAAGAAATTCGCAGTGAGTATGATGCTGTTATTGAAAGATATCAGAATATGGATGGCCATCATTGTTGGAGAACCGTTTCGCTAGAGTTCGGAAAGGTTGACCCTGTAAAGCAGTCGCAGCTTGGAGTGTATTGGGCAATTGATGACCGTAGTGCAGAGGTGTATTTCGGTGACTTCAGTCCAAGTCACAATGGATCTGAGTATATGTACGAGGCCGTCATTGACACTAGAATCATAGATTGGCCAGGGACTTTGTGCGCTAGGCTTATTCCTGGACAGGGAGAGGCTGAGCAAGAAATTCGCTTCATTCAGAATGCTAAAATTTGGGTAAAGAGCGTGACAAGTCTGAACGGCACTCCATTTCCTGACCAAATGGACCTTGATAAATTTCGGACCATTAACGATTGGAGAAGAGTTTGATGGACCCATTGCACACATTGATCGAGTCGCTGTCACTCAACGAAGGCTACGGCAAGAATGTGGAAGCTGTTGTGCGAAAACTCAAGCGTGTTCACAGCATAGACGACATGAAGTATGCGATTCAAGAGATGGTCGCAAGTGGACTGATGAAACTTCTGGTCCATGCCAGCAGATCTGTCTACACGATTGATGATGATTACATTCTCAAGGCAATGGACTCGCAGTGGTTGATGGATACTCCAAACTTGGACCAGAACAGGAATGAGTCGAACCCTGCCATTCAAGAGATCCTTGGTGATTACATGCCAAGGATCGTGGCGAGAGGGCCGAAGTATCGATGGATGATTGTGGAAAAGGCGGTTCCGCTGAAATGGCATGACATGCCCAAGTGGATGAAGGCTGTTGGGCTTGAACACACAAGTGATCTCGATGATCTAAAAAGAGCATTTGTTCATATGGCTATGGACCAGAGAGGTGGACAAGATCCAACACCAGAACAGCAGGAGCTTCAGGAGAACGACTTGACGAAGCGTTTGTTTGAGTTGTATCAGCACCATGGTGTGGCATTGGACGATTTCGTGCCAAAGAACTTGGGTTGGAGCCTCGACGGGAAGCCTATGATTCTGGATATAGGATTGGGGTTGTGAAATGAGCAAGAAAGTTACTGGCTTGGGCGAATCCATGAGAAGGGTAGATGCCATTCACGAGGCCGCTCGTCGTCGCAATGGCAGCGAATTCCTCAAGAGACCTTGGGGTGGCTACGAGGTCATCCTCAAAACATCAGACTACGTAGTGAAGCGTCTCATAGTGAAGCCTGGAGAAGCCACAAGCTTGCAGTCCCATGAAGGCCGAGCAGAAGATTGGGTCGTTGTAAGGGGCTCTATCCTGGTCACAAGCACATGGAACGACGACGAGGCACTCTACGATATGGGCTTCGATACAGGCGAACGCATTCACATCGACAAGGAACAGCTTCATCGCATTACCAATGGCGGCGCCGAAGACGCACACATCATTGAAGTGTGGACAGGTGATGACCTTCGAGAGGATGACATCACGAGATATGAGGACAGATACGGAAGATGATTCTGGTACTCTACCCAGACAAAGATGCGTACATCACCAATCGCATCATCAGTTCAGAAGCTTCGGCCTCGCTTTCAAACACGGGGCTCGCAGGAGCACTTGCGCTCTTCCACTTCTCTGGCACAGAGAACTTGCAACAAGTTGCTGCCATCGAGAACTCCCGCATCCTGATGGACTTCGATCTCACTGCCCTCAACGGCATGACGGACATTGGCTTCACGCCAGTCTCGGCAACGTACACGCTTGAGATGATGGATGCTCCAGTGAACGAGTATCTTCCCGGTGGCTTCATGGTTGAAGTCAGGAGGGTTTCAGGAAGCTGGGCAGAAGGCAATGGCTTCGATCTTCAGGCACTATCGCATCTTGGCGCAGTCAACTGGCTTTCGTCCAGCACAGGCAACTTGTGGACAGCCCCTGGTTGCGACTTGACAGGCAGCAGCGAACTCTTCTTCTTCTCAGACGGAACGGAGAACTTGTCGCTCGACATTACAAGCCTTGTAACCGCATCGATTTTGAACGGCGATTCAAACATGGGCATTTGCGTTAAACTCGTAGATGCACTAGAATCAGGTGCAGCGGATGTGGACCACAAGGTGTTCTACTCGAAGGACTCACCCAACACACTGATGTGGCCACGCCTCATCGGAGGAACGACAGGAGATGTTACTACAGATCAAAGAGAGAGTATTGAACTCGGCGGGACCGGCAGCTTGGTCGTTGTGTACTCAAACAATGGCGACTTTACAAACATACCCGGAATTGCTACTAGTTCCAACGTTCTTGCTGTTGAACTATCTAGCTCTCTAGGATACCGGCTTCGAACCTCAGGAAGCTTCGTCAAGACGGGGTTCTACTCTGCGTCGATTGAGCTTCCATTGTCGAAGCTGCTTGCCGACAACTTGGCTACATCAGGCAGCCTTACATTCGTAGACACTTGGACAAGGCCATCAGACGATGCGCTTGTGTACGCAGATGAGTTTACAGTCATTCAGCCGATTCGAGATGGCGTGCCTCTGCGCAACTTCAAGGTCTCGATGATGAACTTGAAGCCTTCATACATGCAGAGCGAGACGCCGATGCTGAAGCTGTTCGTACAAGACCAAACAAGAAATGCAGCGCCAGAGATGGTGCCGACACCAAGCGTCAGTGCGTACATTTCAGGTCTCAAGTATGAAGTTCGGTCAGCGGACAACCAAGCCCTCATCGTTCCGGCCAGCAACTTCACGCTTCTGTCGTCACACGGCGAAGGCAGCTTCTTCTACTTCCCGATGGCGAACCTTCCTGAAGGCCGCATGTTCGAGTTCAATTTCTTCTACACCGAGTTTGGGCAGACAGTGAAGCTCAACAAGCATCCGTTCAAGTTCAAGGTAGACGTAGACGTGAGTAGAGATGGCAACTGATGAGTGATCCAGACTACAGACTATCCGACATCATCGAAGCAGGGATCGTTCTCAGCATCGGAGTGGCCATTATTTTGTTGCTCGCATTCTGCTGATACTTACGCTGAGAGCATTTGCAAGAGGGCAACACAATGAAGCTAAGGATCAAGAAGTCGGACATCAAAGAACTTGTCAGAGACATGCTGCGAGAGCAACTAGAGGTTCAGCCGGTTCTGGTCATCGAATTCTTGATGAAAGGCATGTTGAGCGGAGAAAGTGCTGATGACTTCTACCGTGAGCCAGACGGATCTGTCAGCGGCGGCTCGTGGACTGAATACAACAATGTGTTTCAAACTGGCAAGACGTATGTTGTTTGGGCCGAAGAAGTCGAGTCACAGTATACGCCAGGAACTATGTACGAAGACCTGGAAGGTGGCGAAGAAGGAGCCCAGCGCCAGCATCCGGTTGCCGTAAGAATCGAAATCACCAATGCAGAAGAAGAATACGACGAATACGAAGAAGGACCATACTCTTATTCGTCTGGAGTTGACGTAACAGGTTTTGCGGAAGGGAAGATGTACTTCTACGAAGAGTATCTCAGGCATCAGATCGAAATGACAGGAGAGTCTAAGGATGACCTCATCAATGACATCCTGAAGGGTGATGCTAGCGAGATATTGGCGCTATTCTGGAAAGACGACTTCGAGTTCGAGTACCTCAACAGGGTTCAGTAATTCAAGAATTGTGCCTGAGGCTAGTTACCCCACGAGCACTTGGGAGTAACGATGACAGGAAGCTTCGACGCATATACGCCGCCAACGATACCACGGAATCGAATCCAGAAGCCGTCCATTCTCACGGCCGCTGATACGGAAAGGATTCGTGATGTCAGAGATGTGTTCGATGACACTGCCAAGAGCCTGGACGACGTCTTCGACGAGCAGCGTCTCAGCGATCTTGATGTTGGGCCAGGGCTTACGAATACGAGCCAACTCGACATCGACTGGTCCAGGTTCGAGAACCACACATTCTTCGGCAGTGCCGAGTCGAATGTCAAGGTTGCCGTCGATCGCATCCTCTCTGTAGATGAGGGCTATCCATACTACGGAACAGAAGAAGACTACCAAGAGTACCTGGACAATCAAACAGGCTACGAGAACTGGGTGTTCAAGAACTGGCCGACGAACGAAGGCTTCCTGAACTTCTCCGGAAGCTGGTACATCGTCGCAAGAGATACATCGAACGCACTTCTCGCAGCAGAGCGTCTCATCTCAGGCCAGGGAACGGTCAATCCGAAGACTGGCTCGATGACCGTAGAGTTTTGGTTGAATCCGACAGGGTCTGTGGCGCTGGCCACAGGAACGCTCTTCGACTATACGAACGATTCCGCAGCAGAAGGCTACAGGATCGATGTGCTTAGTCCGGTACTTGGCACGTATCAGCTTCGAGCGTCCATGTTCTCAGGCTCCAGGACGGAAGAAGCGGTCATCACAATTCCGAGCACGTTCGAGCATTACGCTTGCGTGTTCAACCGCCAACGAGAACTAGATGACATCAGAATCTACGGCAATGGCAGGTTGTCTGGTTCATCGACACGACTGAATGAGATCGGCCCAATCGACATCTCAGGCCTCTTGTTCTTCATTGGCGTGAACCATGCAGGCTCAGGATCTCCAGGAACAGACTTCTTCTCAGGCTCTGTTGATGAATTCCGTGTCTGGGGCAACGTGAGAACTCCTGAGCAGCTTCGTACCAACTCAAAACGAACGGTTCGAGCACAGGACCATCTGAACTTGCTCTACACGTTCAACGAGCCATCAGGGACAACCAGAAGCATCTACGTCATTGATCACAGTGGCCAAGAGATCCACGGCGTCATCACAGGGGTCACTGGCACAAGCGGAAGAGTAACGACAGGAAGTGCTGACATTGGTCTGAACCCGATGACGTACGAGACGTCGGAACCAATTCTCTTCAACACGTACCCTGACATCATGACGCTGTACACCAGAATCATCACGGATGCCATTCAGTACGACCAGTCGAACCCGAACCTCATCACGAAGCTGGTGCCGCCAGAGATCCTCAAGATGTCGCAGACAGGCCTTGATCCTTCGCTTGTTCTCGATGAGCGACAGCAGACCATCTCCCAGTATGACAACTTCATCTTGGGAACGAAGGAGGTCAAGGCCAGTGAGTTCAGAGGAGTGCTTGAGGCATTCTTGTATGTCATCGCCAAGGTGTTCGATGAGTTGAAGATCTTCGTCGACCAATACAAGCAATTTGGCTCCAACAGCTATTCCGGCCGTCGATTCCCGGACAAGCTCCTGGACAAGCTCCTTCAGCAGTACGGCATCGACTTGAAGGGTCTTTTCAGCGAGACGACACTCGATCAGTTCTTCAAGGGCGAGAGCGTGCAGATAGACGGCGATCTCGTGGCACACTCTCTTGAAGAAGTGCGAGCAGTCATCTGGCGTCGTGTCTTCAACAGCACAGTGGGATTGCTGAAAGCGAAGGGAACGAGAGAATCCTTGAAGGGTATGTTCCGTGCAGTCGGCATCGATCCTGATTCGAACTTTCGCATCAAGGAGTTCGGCGGCTTCAATCAAGCCACGATCGAAAACAGGTTTGTGAGGAATTCTCGTCTTACACCATTTGTCGACTTCAACTCTGGAACAGCCGGTGTGCAAGCGCCTGCGTTCTCACTCTACACATCATCACTCAGAGCCCCACAGTCAGGCTTCCATGTTGAATTCATGGTCCAGCTACCCAATGAGCAGAACAACTCTCTGCCACAGTCGCTGAACAGGCTTGCGTTCTCGAACATCCTTAGTGGAACATGGGATGTGCATGCACAGGTTGTGGCCCACTCAAGTGTGGGTGGAAATCCACGAATTTCGTTCATGTATCAGCCAGTGTCATCGACGCTGAACCCAATCACAATCGATGTTGCTGGAGAGTTCTTTGATGGCCAGATCTATCGCGTCGCATACGACAGAAATCTCTTCAACTCTGGTACGTACGGAAACGTAAGCGGAACATATACCTTGACCGTCAACTCTGTGGAATACGACGATATTTCAGGCCCACAGACGAACTCTGCCACAGGAACAGTGAACAGGGACATGTTGGCGGTCGGGTCTGGACTAATGGCTGCCACATCGGTGACTGTTGATAGTTTCTTCGGAACCAACTTCTCAACGATTCCAGAGGCTTACAACGCAACATTGCCTGCCTACACAAGGGCGGAGTACAAGCTGGCAGAGCTTCACACGTATGACACAAGCATCGCACATCCGACTATTCGAGCGGTGCACGAGAAGAACCCATTCTCTGTCGCACTAGATGGTCTTGGAAGCCGTCTCTTTGAAGAGACAATCACTGGTCTTGGTGGCGCTGGGCCAATAGCAATTGCGAACATTAGGCCGCATGGAGAATTGTTTAACGTAGTCCAGTTCGAACAGTCTTCAGGCTCTGTCGGCAACACGCTCCCGATTATATCATCGAGTATTGTCGCAGGAGGACTACATGGTCTCATCCTAACTGACTTCGCACAGACGTATTGGACGATGTCAACGGCGCCAACAATTCCAAGTGGTACCGTGTCATTCCTGTCTTCTACGCTTGCGCTTGGAACAGATCCACGAGTGTTCAGAACCGTCAACTACAAGGAGCTTACGCAGGATTGGGACAGGTCTGGTGCTGATGATGTAGACAGGATTGCTGTTCGAACAGGCACAGACTCAGTATATCCAGATCCGGAACTTCTGCCGACCTACGATCCACGTGTCTCCATCGATTTCTCTGTGGTTGACGCAGTGAACGACGACATCGTGCTCATCATGTCTGACATGAACCGACTTGGCGAGGCCATTGCCACATATCGCAACAGATTCACGTACGACTTCACCGAGCTTCAGTATCTGAGGCGTGTCTACTTCAAGCGACTTGAGAGCAAGATCCGTCTCCAGGAGTTTTTCAGGTTCTTCAAGTATTTTGACGACAACCTCATTGATTTCGTGCTGCCGCTCATCCCAGCAAGAGTTGAGTTCCTTGGTGGTAGGTTCGTTGTTGAGCCACATGCACTAGAACGCTCGAAGTACGTCTATCAGGACTACAATGGCCTGTTCACCGCTGGCAATTCTCCTCGTGAGATCCGAGACTTGGCCAATGTTGGTGTGCTCGAAGCATCCATGTCGCCAGTTGGCTCTGAGCCAGGAGGTCTTACAGGAGACATCTTGCATCGAGGAGGCGCACAGGTCACAGGAGCCAGCGTGCAGGCAATATCACCGAGCGGAGGCACGGTGAGAGTTGAGAGTGTGATTGTTGCACCGAGCCCAGACTACACACTTCCCGTGTATGGGCCGAACAAAATTGAGCAAAGAAGGTTCATCGATTTCGATGAAGCGATGCCTATCAGCTATAGATACACAGTGTTCACCAAGGGTGACTACGAGTTCATGCGATTCCTCTTCGGACAGGAGACATTCTAATGCCAAATTGGCCATACATAGCAACGGTTATTACCGAAGCAACTGGTTCGCAGGCTGCGAACTCCGGCACATATATCAGCGTATCGGGGACATCGTCGTTTTCAGGAAAAGGCGACAAGTGGGTTGTAACATCTGCGAATTCGGAAATACGATTGCCCAGCAATCCATCAGCAGGCCAGTTCTTTGGCCTGTACAACACCGCTAACAGCACGATGGTGCTGTCTAGTTCAAATCCAATCTATGACTCCAATAGTGGTCTTGTAAATGTGATGACGATGTCAAACCAAGGCGACTTTGTAGCCGCAGTATTCATGTCTGGTACATCGTCTGGTTCAATGTGGGTTACCCCTCTAAGCGGAAACTGGAACTCGATAAACTCAGGATCCAACACTGCTACATCGTCTTGGAGTGCACAAACATTCTCTCCTGTATCACAATCGTTCACAGGGTCAATTCAAGGAAGCGGCTCGAACTATAGTCATTTTGTAAACTGGAATTCGAATGGAATGTCGGGGTCGTTGCGGCTTCCAAACAGTGGAACAAAAGGACAAAGAGTGTTTGTTCGTTTTTCTGCTGACTATGCACACAACGCTCTTGTGCTATCAGCAACGAATGGCGATGTGTTTAGCGGCTCAAACTACAGCACAGGAAGCAGCACAGGAAGTCAATTGATATTGACAGGAACAAGATCTGAATACTTGCACATGGTGAACGATGGGAGTGGTTCGTGGTACGAGGTAGCGTCTACACGACTGGCGCAATACAAAACAATCAATACTGCGTCAATTACAGGGACTGTTTCAGGTACTTCATACTTTGTGCCACCATTTGAAGACTACTATCTGTACGCTGACACTACGTCAGGAACAATCTCGATTTACTTGCCAACAAACACTGGGATGACGCCTGGAAATACACAAAGAAGAGTGTGGGTAGTTGATGGTGGCAATGCAGCAGATAATCCAGTGTACATTCAAACAAGCGACGCTTCGTCGGCAATTTTCGATGGTGGCTCTATCACAAGCAGTCTAACAATGAGCACTTCTGGCGGAAGAGCAGAGTTTGTTCAACAGAGAAATCAGTGGTTCGTAACGAACTGGCCGCTATCATTGCAACAGCTTGTTGGATAGTCTGTTTGAAACCAAACACTCAAGCTACCTAGTTTACAAGGCAGTCGAAGTGTGGTAGAGAGCAAGGATTACACATGGCAAAGAAGGACCCAAGGGCAAACTCCCTGATTGTATTGCGTGGCAACTCCATTCAATTGGAAGGACGCTACGATGTACTCAAAGACCGACCACAACTCGTGTCGGATGGGTCTGGTTCGTACATTGTCATGGACAATCAGGAAGGCGTCTACGTTCAGATGGTTGCTCCGCCCAACGGAGACAGCCAGATCCTGAGTTCAAACCTCGCTCCGGTTCCGTTCACCCTTGGACCACATGGTGCAACTGCTCCTTGGGGATCTCCATTCCTTGCATGGGATCCGAACACGCCTGTTCTATTCGGAGAGGCAGCTGACAAAGACACTCCTCTGCGGTCAAGCGGTGCGCCGGTCCGCATCAGCAATGACGGCAAGTACGCCAACAATGCGCTTCCATATCGTCGACCGATCTACTTCCAGAAGCTCCTTGAACTGAAGCGAAGCTCGCAGATGGCTGTTGGCCTGACGACCTACGTCAACTCTGGCACTGTGGCCATGAACGAGGCCTGGACGAACTACAACCCGAACTATCTGAGACCGTTCCAATCCGATCAGCTTCCAACCTTCCAATCCGGAAACCTGTACATCCAGGGGCCAGTGCAGCCTGTTTGGTGGTCCGTGGCGAACTGGAAACTGAACACTCCGACGAACGCAGACTACTCAAGAATGGGACGCTCTCTCATCCAGGGCACGGTTGGTCCGAACGCAGTCACGTCTTCTCTGGTTCCGAGCCCGTACATCTACGCATCGGGAACCACTGTTCCAGCGGCCGGTACGCAGCCAGTCAGATTTGCGACCGGTGGTGCCATCCGAGACTTGTCCGCAGTCAGCACCTACAACAAGCACTTCAGGCCAGACGCCACAATGACCCGCCAGGACGTCCTGAGTGGCTCTGTGACGGCTTCGTTGGGAGAATACGTCGAGGACTCAGGACGCCTCATTCAATCGCCTCTATTCCGCATTGTGCCGGTCGACAATCTGAGCGCTGTATTCGACTCTGTCATCTCTGCTGACGTAACGAATGCCACCGTTGTTCGGCAGTTCTTCGACAAGTCGTCCTTCCACAACTTCCTGCTGATGTCTGGAACGCAGAGAGGCATTCCGGAAACATACCGAGCTTCTCTGAGATTCAACTCCATCGCAGCAGGAGCACAATTCGATTACGGTATGCGCCGCATGGCGTCCACGAACGAGAGATTCGGCTTCCAAAACCAACTGGAGTACAACAAGTACGTCAGAACCTATGGAGACTGGGTTCTTTCCGGCGAAGGCATGCAGCAAGATTTGGTGCCGTTCCCATCGATCGCATTGCACAACTACTACTCTCCTGTTCACATGTTCACAATGGGCGGCGGCGAGTACAAGAACCGCCGAGAGGTGTCGATGTGCAACGTGTTCAGAGACACTGGCTCTGGAAACTCTGGTTTCGCAGAAGTTGGACGGCAGTTTTCATCGCATATCGATGTTGTGCCGACATTCGAAGAGACGCCATGGCAGACACCAGGGTTCTTTGGCTTTGGCTGGACCAAGTTCCCAGACACAAAGCAGCCGAATTACTCTGGTTCCAAGCGCCACAACAACGGGGAAAATGCTGAAATCGTTGATGAGCCACAACAGGCGCCAGCGGCGATCTTGACACCGGAAGACTACAGATTCGACCCAAGTCTTTCTGCGGTCATTCCACCGCCGTCTTCCAGCATGAAGATCAACTACGGCTTGTACCACAAAGGACTCACAAGCGTCTCGTTCCTGCATCCACCAACGGCTGATGTCGAAACGAATGATGCGTATTTCTGGCCAGACAGCTTTGCTGATGCAAGATTGGTCATGAGAGACAAGCCAGAAGACCATGACATCTCTCCGTTGATCAAGTTCGTGCGAGCAGGAAGCGTCAGGAACTACATCTCGAAGTCGATCGAGTCGATCTTCCAAATCATCAACCCACTCGGAACAGGATCACCCAACAGGCTAGGCAGGCCGGTGAGCCAGTGGACCGGATACAAGATGAACAACCTTCAGCGGTTCTACTTCATCGACACAGAATACGGCAGAGACTTCGCACTGAGGATGTCGGGAACGGCAATCGAAGATCCTGGTGCTGCTGCTGGACTGTCACCGAAGGTCAGCATCTCAAGAGGTACGTCATCGATCGGAGACTTCAGTACAGAATCCGGAATCGGTGGGCACTGGTACTCAAAACCACAGGCAGATTCGTTCCCATTCCACCCATCGAACTTCGACGCTTCCTACGGAGCAATCGACTCT